CTGATGTGCGCTTGCTTATCAACCATGAAGGTTTGCCACTAGCTCGCACAAAGAATGGCACCCTAACATTGACCGAAGATGATCGTGGCTTGTTTATGGATGCAACTATTGCAGACACTAATGAAGGCCGTGACCTTTACAAGTTAGTTGAGCGCGGAGATGTTGACCAAATGAGTTTTGCTTTTCGTGTGATTCGCCAAAAATATAATGATGACCGTTCGCAGCGCACACTTACTGAAGTTTCACTAGCAGATGGAGATGTTTCAATAGTCACATATCCCGCCTACCCGCAAACTAGCGTTGAGGCGCGTGAACAGATGCGAGCAGCATTACAGGCAATGAAGGAAGGGCGCGACATAAGCCCTGAAGCAATGAACGCACTCAAGATGATTTTTTCTGATTTATCAGAGGGTCACGAATACATAATGAGATCGCTAGAAATGATGAGCGAGTTTATGGAAACAGAGGATTCAACTTACAAAGATGAGGATGAAGAAATGAACAACCGCGCAGTAGATGTTGTTGGGGATTATGTTTCTTGGGATTCATCGGGTGGAACTGCCCGTGGTCGTATCGTTCGTGTTGTACGCGAAGGCACACTACAGGTTCCTGAGACAGATTTTACAATCAATGCTGAAGATGATGACCCAGCCGTTTTGATTCGCCTATACCGCGAACTGCGTGATGGGTATGTTGCAACAGATACCCTTGTTGGTCATAAGGCATCAACACTTACATCTATCGGCACACTACCTGAGCCAAGTGCAGAGGCTGCCCGCAAGATTTCATTGCGCCTTGCTCAAGCAATTATCAACAACACAAAATAAGTTTCTGCTGCACAAGTAGCAGATCGAAGTCGGAGCAAATCCCACACCTTCGGGCCGTGGAGAGCATTGCCACCACCTCAAACAATTACAACACTCATAGGAGAATCATGTCAAAGGCTTATCTTGATGTAGCTCTTGAGCGCCGTGATGCAGTTAAGGCAGAAATGGATGCAGTTCTTGAGGCAGTAGCCGCAGAATCACGCACCGACTTAACTACAGAGGAAACCGATAAGGTTGATGCTCTCGTTTCAGAGGCACGCGCACTAGATGCAAAAATCGAAAAGTTCACAACACAGGCAGCAGCAGATGCAAAGGTTGCAGAAATGCGCTCATCAGTTGCAGCAGTAATTACACCTCGCGTTGGTGGAACATCAATCACACGCGAAGAACGCACATACACACCTGAAGCACCTGTTTCATTCGTTAAGGATGTTTTCAATGCTCAAGTTCGTGGTGACTATGCAGCGCAAGAGCGCCTAGCACGCCACACACGCGAAGAATCAATCGAGCGCCGCGATGTTGATACATCAAACTTTGCTGGATTAGTTGTTCCACAATACTTAGTTGAACTCGCTGCACCATTTGCACGCGCAGGCCGACCAACTGCAGATTTTGCAACTTCAAAGCACACACTACCGCCTGCTGGAATGTCGCTAGAAATTAGCCGTATGACAACAGGCACATCAACTGCAATTCAAGAAACACAGAACACTGCAGTTTCAGAAACTGATGCCGATGATACACTGCTCAGCATCCCTGTAAGAACCATAGCGGGCCAGCAAGATTTATCCCGACAGGCGATCGAAAGAGGAACAGGCATTGACACATTTGTTGTTGCTGACCTAATCCGTTCATGGCACACAACACTTGATAACCAGGTTCTAAACGGAACAGGCTCAAACGGCCAGTTCAAGGGAATCCAAAATTCAGGTGGAAACGCAGTAACATTTACTGCAACAACACCAACAGTTGCTTTGCTATATCCAAAGTTGGCTGATGCAATTCAAAAGATTCAGTCAAATGTCTTTGAGACACCAACACACTGGATTATGCACCCACGCCGCCTAGCTTTTCTACTCGCAGCAGTAGATGGCAGCAATCGCCCATTAGTAGTTCCTACTGCTGGTGGACCAACAAACGCCGTAGCAACTGGCGCAGGCGCAGCAGGATACGCCAACTCAGGTTACTCAATGATGGGCTTGCCAATCATTGCTGATGCAAATGTTGTAACTAATCTCGGTGCAGCAACAAACCAAGATCAGATTTACTGCGTAGCAGCACCTGAAATGCACCTATGGGAGCAGCCAGGATCACCATTCGCATTGTCATTTGATGCAACTGGTGCCTCATCTCTCACAATCAAGTCTGTTGTTTACGGATTTGGTGCCTTCTCTGCAGAGCGTTACCCACTAGCAGCCTCAATTATTTCAGGCACTGGTTTGGTAGCACCAACTTTCTAATCGAAAGTTAACAAATTGTAAGAGGCGGGTTTTTCTCCCCCGACTAACCCGCCTCTTACTTCTTAAATGATTCGGGGGAATCTATGAAATCAGCACACAAGGTTTCAATTGGCAGTTGCGACCCAGGAACAGTCAATGGCGGGTTTGCATTTAGTTTAGTTCAAGTTGCTCAATCACGATCAGCACGACTTGGCCCATTCATTCGCATCAAGGGTTCAGGCTTGCTTTCAAAGCAACGCAATCGTTTGGTCAAGCAATTCTTAGAAACTAAATCTGACTGGTTGCTGATGATGGATTCAGATGAGCAACTATCTGTTGAAGCATTTGATAAGTTAGTTGAAACGGCGCACGATAAAGAGCGCCCAGTTGTAGCAGGGTTGGTATTTGCTAGTTTTGAAACAGGCTATCCATACCCACAACCAGTGCCAACGATTTTTCAAGATGCCCCTGAAGGTTTCTTGCCACTAAATAAGTACGATAAAGATTCAGTTTTCCAAGTAGATGCCGCAGGCACTGGATGTTTACTCATCCACCGAAGCGTGCTTGAGGCAATTCAGGCAGATGCCGACCCACACCAGGGCAAAGATTGGTGCTGGTTTTGGGATGGACCTATCAACGGTGAATGGATTGGCGAAGATTTGCAATTCTGTCGCAGAGTTCGTTCACTAGGTTTTCCAATCCATGTTCACACTGGCGCGATACTGCCTCACTCAAAAAGCTACTGGTTAGATGATAGGCAGCACGATATATGGAACGCATAAAAAGAATTTTGAGAATTAAGGTAAAATCAAAGGAAACCGCTACCGCCGTTCCACAACTGGAACGCGCAATGCTTCCCAAAGTAGAAACGAGAACCAAGCGTGGCGATCACTAACGGGTATGTAACCCTGAATGAAGTCAAGGATGCACTCAATCTTGAGGATTCAATTGACAATGCAGCCCTTGAAATGGCTATTGCAACCGCTTCACGCCAAATAGATGATTATTGTGGCCGTTTCTTTTACAAGGATGGCACCACTGCAGTACCAGTGATTCGCTACTACACACCAACTGATTACTACATCTTGCCTATTGATGACTTTGTGAGCATCAATCAGATTGCAACCGATGATAATTTTGATCAAACATACGGCACAATTTTTGCTGCAGACGATGCAATGTTTGAACCTGTCAATAATCCTTCTCGCGGGTGGCCAATGTCGCGCTTACTCGCCGTTGGCTCTTATGTTTTCCCATTCAACTTGCCACAATCAGTGCGAGTTACAGGTGTCTTTGGCTGGTCAGCGGTGCCTTATGAAGTAAAAACCGCCGCAAAGATTCAAGCCTCTCGCCTGTTCCTGCGTAACCAGTCACCATTTGGAATTGCTGGCAATACAGATTTAGGAACAGTGCGATTGGCTGCCAAACTAGATGCCGATGTAGAAGCACTACTGCGCCCCCTACGCAAGAACAATGGCTTGGCTAAGTAATGTTGCCTAGTGAGGTTAGAAACGGCTTAAAAACTAACCTAGAGACTATTAAAGGGATGCGTGTTTACGAACTAATCCCAACGGTGCCAGTGGCACCAGCAGCCATTGTTGGCCAGTTGGACTTCACCTTTGACTTGAATAATGCCCGTGGACTTGACCAGGCAAACCTAGATGTTGTTGTTTTGGTGCAGCGCTTTACAGAGCGTTCAGGCCAAAACGAACTTGATAAGTACCTTGCAGGTAGCGGGGATTTCTCAATCAAGGCAGCAATTGAATCTGATCTAACTCTTGATGGGGCTTGCAGCACTTTGCGGGTCACATCTGCCGAAGCGGGTAATTACTCATCAGGCGATATTGAGTTTCTTTCGTACCGCTACCGAATCACCGTTTACGGATAGGAGAAAAATGAGCTACATAGTCACATCGGATGTATTTGCGCCGAAGAAGAAAGGTGAGTCAATCACCGAGAAAGAATTGCTTGAACTAGGCCTCAACATTGATGCCTTAGTCGCAGGCGAACATCTAAAAAACACCGCACCAATCAAACCAGTAGAGGAAGTAAAATAATGCCACGCATAGTATTAACGGATGTTTCAGTTACAGTAAATGCTATTGATCTCAGTTCGTTTCTAACGAGCGTTACACTTTCAACAAGTGTAGATGTTGTTGAAACTACAGGAATGTCAAGCTCAGCAACAAAAACCCGCCTGCCAGGATTAAAAGACAATTCCGTAACGCTAGAATTTAATCAGGACTTTGCAGCATCAGGTCCTGAAATCACAATCAACGCAATTGGCTCATCACTTGTTGGAACAGTAGTTCCTATTGTAATCAAGCCAACATCAGGTGCAGTCAGTTCAACAAACCCTTCATACACTTTTTCGGCCGTTTGCAGCGAGTGGCAGAATCTTCAAGCTGGCGTGGGTGAGCTATCAACGATTTCTGCGACTTGGCCAATCACAGGCGCAATTACAAAAGCCGCTTCATAAATGCCACGCCTTGTTCTCAATAACGCCTATGTGCTATTTGCAAGCAACGATATTTCGGAGTTTGTAACACAGATAGAATTGAAAACAAGCGTGGATACAATTGACACAACACAAATTGGCGCACAATCGCGCACGCGCCAAGCTGGGGTGTTTGATAATTCTGTGACTTTTCAGTTCAATCAAGATTATGCCGACAATGCCCTTGAAGAACTTGTCAATGGTACTTCAATGGCAAACACAACAGTTGGAACTGCAGTTGCAATGCAGATTAGGCCAGTAAATGCTGCAGTAAGTGCAAGCAATCCAAAATATACATTCAACGCGGTTATCACCGAATGGCAATCTGTATCGGGTGAATTGGGAAGCCTATCCACTGTACAGGTTTCCTGGCCAATCTCAGGCAACATAACAAAATCAATCACATAAACTAGGGGGAAAAGATGGATGGATTATCAGTTAAGGTAAAAACAACCGATGGTGTTGAGGCTTCTTACAAGTTAACGCCTCGCATCATCGTTGCATTTGAGCAAAACTTTGGCGGGGGCATGCCTAAGTTGTTGGGGGAAGGACAAAAAGTAGAATTTATCTACTGGTTGGCTTGGAAAGCCCTTCAAACAAATGGACACATTGTAAAAGTTTTTGGACCTGAGTTCTTAGATACTCTCGTCAGCGCCGAATTGGATGCTGATGAATCTTTCGAATCCACCGCAACAGCCTAACTTTTATGATTGCAGCCGTTGCGGTTGAGACGGGTATTCCTATCAGTGACTTGCTTGATGCGCCTGAAGGTATCCTTGAAGCAATCACGATCTATATGAAGGAACGAGCTAAAGCCAATGGCGGATGAAGTAATTGTTCTTTCAGGTATCAAAGAAACTCTTGATGCTCTTAAAGAGTTTGACAAAGATGCAGTTAAGCGCTTCAACAAGGTTATCAATACCGAACTTGCAGGCGCAGAGCGAGATGCCAAAGCATTGATTGCAGGCGTTGCTGGTTACAATGATGACAATACCCCTATGAGTGGCTGGCGCAAAGCCGATGCAGCCAAACCTAGCAAAACTGTTAGAGGTGGCAAGGGTTGGCCTGGTTGGGATACTGGAGTTGTTCAATCAGGCATTAAGAAAACAAAAGTTCAGGGCAAGGTTCGTGGCGATTACACAACTAGCGCAGGCGCACTTCTCAACAAAACTGCAGCGGGTGCCATCTTTGAAATTGCAGGTAGGAAAACTAAACCAGGGTTCGGTGGCGGTTCGGGCAGTCAATTCTTACGAACATTGGCCAACAGATTTGGCAAGGCCTCGCGTGTAGTATGGCGCGTTGTAGATAAAGACAAAGACAGAATACAGGCAAATGTGGCGCGGGCGCTTGAGCAAGCAAAGGCCGATTTACAGAAACATCTACAGGGAGAGCGAGCTAAATAAATGGCAGTTGGCGCAGTTGTAGCCCGCATACTCACCCAGTATTCCGACAAGGGTTCAAAGGCTGCTCAAAAAGACATTAAAAAACTTGGTGCAAACATTGATAAGTTTGCAAAAAGGTCAGCAAAAGCCTTTGGTATTGCTGCCGTTGCATCTGCCGCCTTTGCAGCCAAGATTGGTAAAGATGCGGTTCAGGCTGCAATTGCAGATCAGAAATCTCAAGCCCTACTTGCTAACTCATTGCGCAACACAGTCGGTGCATCAGATGCGCAGATTGTAAGTGTAGAAAAAAACATCACGGCGCTTCAAAAGCAATTTTCAGTAGTAGATGATGAGTTAAGACCCGCCTTTGGTCGCTTGACTGCAGCGTTTGGCTCAACTGCGGCTGCATCAGAGGCATTGCAGATTGCACTTGATGTAAGTGCATTTGCAACTGTTGATTTAGCAACTGCATCCGATGCAATTATCAAAGCAAGTAAGGGTCAAACTAAGGCTTTGGGCAACCTTGTGCCTGGTGTTAGCGCAGCAACATTGGCCACTAAAGACTTTGGCAAGATTACAGATCAAGTTTCAAAGATTGTAGGCGGTGCTGCTGCCACTCGCGCTGGCACCCTTGAAGGCAAGATGAATGGCCTCAAGATTGCATTTGGCGAAGCGATGGAAACTTTGGGCTATGCGCTTTTGCCAGTTCTTGAGAAGTTTGCCACGATGCTTACAACACAGATACTGCCAAAGGTTGAAGCCTTTGTTGCATTAAACAAAGACAAGTTAGCCGCAGGATTCGCTGCTGCTGCAGAGATGGCCTTCAAATTACTCACCGCTGCAGTTGCATTTTCTGACTGGTGTGCAAATAATTTTGGTGTTGTAAAAGGTATGGCAGCCCTTATTGCTGGAATGTTTGTCGTTGGTCGCATTGCAGCCTTTGTAACTGCAATTCAAAGTCTTATTGGTGTATTCGCACTATTGCGAACAACCGCACTTGGAGCCGCAGTAGCAACTGCCTTTGCAACAGGCGGTGCAAGCATTGCTTTAGGCGCTGCAGCACTTGCAACGGCAGGCATTGGTGTTTACACCCTCAATCAAATGGTTGGGCCTAATGGAAAGGCTAATGCTGCAAAGAAAAATGCCTTGCAGAGCCGTAGTGGTGTCAGCCCCCGTGGTAATACGAACAATCGCGACTTTAGCGTTACACCTGTTACTAGCGCCCTTGATAAATTTACAACAGGTTTGAAAGATGCAACAAAAGCGCAAAAAGATAAACTAATCAATGAAGCGGCAGCGAAGAAAAACTTAGAGCGCCAAAAGATGCTTTCAGGTTCAACATCACTTGCTATTGGACAAGGCACAAAGTTATATGCAGCAAATAGTGGCAGAAATGTTAATGTCTATGTTGCAGGCTCTGTTTCAACGCAAGAAGATTTAGTGACTAGCATTGTCAACGGCATTGAAAGAACAACACGCCGTAGCTTTGGAAGTGTTGGAGCGTTTGATAAAGCATGACCGCATTTGATGGAGTTACTTCGCCTGCAGTAACAATTCAATTTTTAATGAGTGGCTCATTTGTCACAGTTGCAACCACTGATGTGATCAGCATAAATATCCGCCGTGGTCGCACTCGACAAAGTGAGCGCGACCAATGCGGCACATCTGTCATCGTGCTTAATAATTTCAGCGGTATCTACAATCCCGATGCCACCAGCGGCACTTATGTTGTGGGCGGTGTAAGCATTTTGCGTGATGGCTTACAGATGCGCATTGTGGCTACAATCGGCGGTACCGCATACAACCTTTACTACGGCTTCTTAGAAACAACAAGAGTAGATCAGGGCGAGGCACCAGCGGTAACAATGACTTTTGTTGACGGCATTGCCTATATCGCCGATGCCCAGGCACCAGCACTTGCCGCTGCCGCGAACGCCGAAACCGCAGCCACTCGCGTTGGCCGTATGTTAGACATTGTGGGCTGGCCAAGTGGGGCTTCACGCTCACTGACAGGTTCAGTTGGGATGCTTGCCACGGTGCAGAATCGCTCTTGTATGGCAATGATTTACCAGGCGGTTGATAGTATTGCGGGGCGTTTCTATATCTCACGCGATAATGTTGCAACCCTTGTGCCTCTTGCTAACAAATTCTCACGCCCAACGCAGTTGCTCTTTACTGATACAGGTGCGAGCAACACCGTGGGCTATATGGAGTTATTCACAAACCCTGGCACTTACTATGTAGTCAATCAGGCAGTAGTTGATCGCGGCAATGCCAACAAGCAATACACATCAACCTATAACATAAGCAAGAACGCATACGGTATTGCTAAAAGTATTTTTGATGCACCTGTTGCTACAGATAGCAACGCGCAGAATCTAGCTCTTTATGAGTCACGCAAATTGGCTGACCCACTTACCTATGTCGAGCGCATTGACTTTAACGCCCTTGCACTTGCAGATTATGGTGCTTTGTATCCTGACTTTCTAGCAACTGAACTTGGCGATCAGATAAGCGTTGTGCGCTCAGGTGTGCAATACAACCTAGTTGTCGAAGGTATGGCGTTTGCAATTGTGCAAAACAATTGGATGATGAGCTACACCACAAGCGCAATCAACCCATATTCAATTACGATTTAGGGGGTAGCAGATGCCATTATGCCCGCAGATTACTAATACGCCGATTACTGTAACTCTCACAGGCGATTTTACTATTAACGATGTTATACCAGTTTTGCCTGCTAACACAGAACAATTGGCAGCAGTTGAAACTCTTGTTGATGGCAAGGCTCAAATCTATTATCAAACTACTGCACCTGTTGGCGCTGGAATCAATGAAGATGATCTTTGGTATGACACAGACGATGGCAATAAGCCTTACATTTTCCGTTCAGGTGTGTGGGTTTCAGTTCAAGATGGCTCAATCGCAACGGCTCAATCTGCAGCCAATACCGCTCTTGCCAACGCTGCAACCGCAAATGCAGTAGGTGTAGCAGCGCAAAATACTGCCAATACTGCTCTTGCAAATGCTGCTACTGCTAACGCCGTAGGTGTTGCTGCGCAAGGCACCGCCAACACTGCTCTTGCAAACGCTGCTACTGCCCAAGCCGCTGCAGTTGCATCGCTTCAGCCAAGTGCTAACACGATTGTTAACGCCAGCAACCAAATGACTGCAATCAATGGCACTGGCATTACTGTTTTCTCAGGTGCATCATCCACTTCAGGCGCCCGTGTAGTTCTCAACTCAACTGGCCTTGCTGGATTTAATGCAGGCGGAACTGCGACTTTTTCAGTAAGTGCATCAACGGGCGCAGCGGTGTTTTCAGGCAGCGTTACAGGCTCAACAATTACTGGTGGAACGCTTAACATTGGTGGCAATGCCATCATTGATGCAAGCGGTCTTTTAACTGCTACTGGTGCAACAATCACAGGAACAATTACGACCAACAACATTACTGTTACTGGCGGAACTCTGACTATTGGTTCAACATTTGCAGTTACTGCGGGCGGAGTTTTAAGCGCAACAGGTGCCACAATTACTGGCACGCTGACATCAAACAATGTGACTATTACTGGTGGAACACTAACAATTGGTGCAAAGTTTTCAGTAACTAGCTTGGGTGTGCTAACTGCCGTTGATGGAGTATTTACTGGCACAATCACATCAACAAATGCAACAATTACTGGCGGTTCTTTGACAGTTGGTTCAACTTTTTCAGTCACATCGGCTGGCGTGCTAACTGCAACAAGTGGAACCATTGCGGGCTTTACCCTTAGCGCAACAACAATCACTAACGGCAGCACTATGACTCTCTACAACAATGGTGACTTTTATACAGGTGGAGTTGTCTCTTCAACAGGTGGGCTTTATTCGACAGCCCCTTGTAGTTTTGGTTCGACATTAGATGTCACTGGAACTACAACTATGACTGGTTCTGTGACTATGGGTTCCACTAATACATTTCAATACCTTTCATCAAGCGGAACTTTGCGATCACTTTACACCTACGGCGCAGCTCGTAGTGCATCTACTCGCACAATGATTATTGATTCCAGTGGCAACTTTGGAACAACAGCATCCACTCGCCGCAAGAAGCATGAAATTGCTTCTTACACAATTGACTCTGCAGCCTTATTGAATCTTGATGTCAAAACTTTCAAATATAAGCCTGAAATTGATGCAGCACAAGATGTCCAATATGGCTTTATTGCAGAAGAAGCACAAGAACTAGGACTAGATGAGTTGATTCAATACGACTCAACAGGCGTTCCTGACTACTTCGCCTATGAAAAACTGCCAATCTTTTTATTGCAACTTATTAAGGAACTTAAAGCTGAAATAGACCAACTCAAGGGGGAATAAATGGAACAAGAGATTGACATTCAGGCAGTGCTAAAGGCGATGCGTGAAACCATCGGAAACCAGGCACAAGAAATTGCAATCCTCAAAGCAACACTTGAGGCATCAACTAACTCATAACGGGAGAACCGCGCAAATGACACCAGCAAACTGGGCAGGCTTAATTGTCTCAATCATCGCAATCATCAGTGCCTTTGCAGGCTCAGTGCGTTGGCTCGTTAAGCATTACCTCAACGAACTCAAGCCCAACGGTGGCAGCAGTTTGAAAGATGCAGTCAATCGCCTTGAAGTGCAAATGGACATTGTGCTTGACCTATTGGCAAAGAAGTGAAGGCAACGCCAGCGGCAACGGCGGTGCTACGCCAGGCCACGGCCTTGAGGCCATTGCGAAAAAAACTATCTGATGGCCTATTGCCATCTGCTGCCCACCAAGTTCAAAATCCTAAGTCAGATCACAATACTGGCCTAGCCGTGGACTTGACCCACGACCCTAAGAACGGCATTGATTGTGCCAACATATTTGAGCAATTGAAGGATGATAAGCGCGTTGATTACTTAATTTTTAGCGGCAAGATTTGGTCAAAGGCAAGAGCTAAAGAAGGCAACCGCAAATACACAGGTTCAAACCAGCACAACAAGCACCTTCATATTTCAATCAAGGCAGAGTTTGCCAATGACACTTCACCGTGGTTTTGGTGGATGAACCAGCCTAAAATAATTACACAACTTGGTGCTAAAATCGTACCGATTCCTGCTAAAAAAGCATACAAAGCCGAAGTTTGCACTTGTTGCAAAGTCCACGGCAAGAAATAAGGGAGCAATCAAATGGAACAATTCAAGCAAATCGCATTAACTTGGTTTCGCGCTGCTGCTGCATCTGCAATTGCGCTTTTCCTTGCAGGCGAAAATGATCTAAAAACTCTTGGCTATGCCGCCCTTGCTGG